GAACAGGAGCTTCCCGGTCTCGTCGCACAGCACGCCCGCGAGGTACTGCGTGCGGAAGTTCTCGATCCCGGTTTCCTTCTTGCCGATCCACTTCCGCTCATACGAGTCACGCTCGCCCACGCTCATGACGCGGATGAAGACATCGCCGCCCCACTCGGGGACAGGAACCCGCTTCAGTCCGAGGTCATCCGCCGCGAGAATCTGCTCTGCCGTCAGCGTCATCTGTCACGATCTCCTAGGGATTAGTCGGAGCCCCGACCGTATCCTGCACTCTAAAAGTGAAGGCAAGCCGCACGACCTCATTCGCGACGGCTTCGATCCGCTGGTCTTCGTAGATGCAATCTGAATCGAAGAACGTGACCAGCGTTCCCGCCGACGCGGTGCGACCCGAGAACGTCAACCGCTTCCGCCGCCCGTACTCGCTCACGGGCAGATGAGCGGTCGAGAATCCAGCCAGCCGCAACGTGCCCAGGCTCGGCGTCCACGTCGTGATGCGACCGAGCGGCAGCCCACGAGCGGCGTCCAGGTCAAACGCCTGCACCTCTTGAAGCGTCTGACCGCCCCAGGTGATCGTGAACCCTTGGCATGGAATCGCCATGACGGCACCCCGTCATGACTAGCGGGCAACCGTGATGACGCCCTGGCCCCGGATCGCGTCGTTCGTCGCCAGCGTCAGGGTCGAGCTCTGCACGGTGTGGTAGCTCGCCGTGGTGCCACCGACCAGCGTCACGCCCGCAACCTGAATGTGATACGTGCCGGTCGCCCCGTCCGAGATGACGATCTTGCCGATGTAGTCGAACGTGATCTGCCGACCCGAACCGCCGTCCTCGGCAGGCACCACGAGCGGCGGCGTCAGCCGAGCCGCCAGTTCGCCCGTTGACTGTCCGAGGTGGGCAACGTCCACCAGCGAATCGGCACCCGCGCCGGGATTGCTGTTCGAGATCACGATGTTGCTCACGACGTAAGTCGAGGAAACACCGTTGAGCGTGAGCGTGAGCCTCGTCCCACTACCGGAGACCGAGGTATCGTGCGGGGTCGAGAATGACACGGGCTAGATCTCCTGCCAAAGAATGGTGTAGGTCTGCGTCACGCTGTAGACGGCGGGCAACTCGCCGCCGGCCAACTGCACGAACCCGTCGCTCTCACTGAGCAGCGACACGTTCCTGACTGAAATCCAGTTTCCCAGCGTGCCGCCGAAACCATCCAGTACCGCCCGGCAGCGGTCTGCCAGTTCCCTTACTCCCTCATACGTGGTCGCGTACATATCCACGGCCAGCGTCACGGTAGCGATCCCAGACGGGCCGGATAGGGTGGCTTCCCGCTGCACCGCCTGCCGCCGCCAAGTGACGAACGGGATCGCCGCCGAGGCAGGGGCGATGACGGGGTACACCCGGTCGCCCACGATCTCCGCGACGGCGGGGGCGGCGACCAGGGCATCGCCGATCAGGCGTTCGGGGGATTTGACGCTCATGTGCCGATGGTTCCCGTGGATCGCTGCGAGAGGGTGTCGAGGGCTTGCTCCAGCGAGAGCCGCAGTTCCCGCTGGAGAATCTCGGCGACGGTGGGCTGCGTGCGTGCCCACGCGGTCTTGAGGGGCGGCTGCCCGTCACTGCCGCCCGCCGGCATCGCCGGAATCGTGATCGGCTGACGCGACTTCTTGAAGAACGCGTTCGGATAGCCCGGCTCAGTGATGAAGCCTTTCTCGCCGCCTCGGAACTTGTTGATCTTGAACGGCCCGAGGCGGTTGTAGCTGCTCGCGTAGAAGTAAGAGTTCGGGTCGTTCACGAGATGCGAGGTAACGCCGTGCCCGCGAACCGAATGACCCTGCACGGTGAACGTCTTGCCATTGCGGGTCATGGTGTACGTGCGTCGCTCGAAGCCCGGCTTGTTGTAGCCGGGGCGGTTGTAGGCCTTCGGCGGCGACGGTAGACGGATCTGCCGGGGCTGCGTTCCCTCTTCGAGCCACCACTGGTGGAACGCCCGATCCGGCCCCTTGCGAACGGTGCCGCCCGCCGCACTTTCGGAGCTCGAAAGCCCTGCCCGCCGGAACCCGAGTACGGCAATAGCTGCCCCGTCCTTCGTGTAGGCGATCACCTTCTTCGCCACCGCCCGCCGCAGGTTGCCGGTCGGCCCGAGCGGCGTAGTCTGCTTCAACGCTTGAAACGCTGGCTCGATCGCCTTCGTCAATGCCGCCTTCAGAATGCGAGCCTTGTCAGCCGGCGAAAACAGCCGGCCGATGTCCTGCTGCAACTGCCGCAGTTCAGCCATCTCGGCAGTGATTTCAATGCCCGCGACTGCCATTACTCCACCCTCTCCGTGCAGAGCAACTCGTGCTCGCTGCGGTTTGCGTGTTCGAGCAGCGTCGTGATCTCCAGCACCCGACCACGCCACAGGAGCCGCATCGTCTGCACAAGCCCCGTCACGTACCGCAGCCGCACGCGGTGCGTGCCTTCGGTCTGCTGCTGCCCCAGGAGCAGCACCTCGCGAGACGAGAGCCCTTCCACGCTCGCCCATCGCTCGGCAAACGTCGCCCACTCCAGCGTGGTCTCGCCGAGCGAGTTGCGTCGCTCGGTCGCCTGCTGGATCGTCACCCGCTCGCGGAGCTTGCCAGGGTCAAGTGCCATACAGCACCAGCGTGTAGGAGGCGGTGCCAGCGGTGCCGATAACTTGAATGCTCAAGCTGTCATCGGAAGGCTCCATGTCGCTCACGCTCACGGCCCCGCTTTTGGATTGCAGAGAAAGAAGGTTTGCGTCAGTCAGTCGCACTAGATTCCCGCCCGTCGCTGAAAACGCCACGCGAGACGGCGCGGTTATCGTTGACAGGCTGCCATCGGCATTGCGGTATGTGGGCGGAATCGAAATGCTTGCCCCAGCCGTCCCCGCCGTACCCGTCACGATGGCCACCTTGCCCGACGTGTACTCGGTGGAGCCCTCCAGGCTCACCACCTTGAGCGACGTGGTGCCGTCCGTGTCGTGGAACAGCACGTCTACGTTGATGCGGCCGTTAATCGCCATTAGCGGTAGCTCCCCCAGCGGTGCGTGTCGAGCAGGGCCTTGACGCCCAGCGGCACCTCGGCCATCGACGGGGCCACGGCGGTGCGATGCTCGTACAGGTGCGAGACCATCATCAGAATGGCCGAGCGGATCGCGGCCGGTACGCTGGTGCCATCGGCCCCGTAGCCGCCCCACCACGTCACGCTCACGGCGTTCTCGTCATAGAGGTGGCCCGGCCAGGTGCCGGCGTACGTCGTGCGGATGACGCCCGGCGTGGCCGCCCGGTCCACCCGGTACTCGGCCGTGCTAAGCGTGGCCGTCTGCTGCGTCTCGAGCGTGTACGTCACGACCGTGGCCGTAGTCGTGCCAGCCTGTGCCATCGGCGGCCGCGGCAGCTCAAACTCCCGCGGAAAGGCGTCGGTGCGTAGCGTCCACTGCGTGTGGATCAGCGACCGGTCAAGGTACTCCTCGACGAACTCACGGGCCGCCTTGATGATGGCCGAGATGAGCGAGTCGTCATCCGACACGTCTACCCGCAGATGGGCCTTGGCCTCGGAGAGCGTCACGGGCTCGACGGCCGGCTGGGTCGCACGTACGAGGCTGCGGTACTTCACTGCTTGCGGCTCCGCTTCTTCGGCGTGGCGTCGGCGGTCCTGACCTCGGGCTCGACGGCCGCGGTGTCGAGCAGCTCCTGCTGCGTCTCCAGTACGGCGTAGCCGGCCAGAATCATCTCGTGGGCCTGGCCACCGGGTACGTCCAGCACCGCGCCCTTGTTGTACGACCGGAACGGACGCACAAGCCTTATCTTCTTCATTGCGGGGCTCTCCATGCAGTTTCTGGCGGCGTCATCGTCTTGGTGTATTCCGAAGTCCACTGGAAGACAGGCTTCTGCAGATCCTTGCCAGGCCACGTCACCATGTACTCGCCGTGGCCAATCGTGACCCGTGGCGTCACGAACACCTTGTTGCCGCTCTCCCGCCAGTTGGACCAGAACCAGATGTCAGGATCCCGCCGGCCGTCGCCCCAGGTGCCATCAGGGGCCGGCTTGCTCCAGAACCACGGCTTAGTGCACCGCTTCAGCGCGGCCGTGCTCAGGATCGTGCAGCCGAAGTGGGCCGTGTCCACCTCCTGGACCGGAGCGCCAAACCACTCGCGCGGCACCGATGTACTGCCACCCTCAGGCGGATTGTCGAGGTTGCCCTTGAGCGTGAGCATTGGGCGGCCGTCCTCCCGCTTGGTCTGCAGTGGTGCCAAGGCGTCACACTGGAACGTCAGGGCCAAGGCAAACAAATGTTCGATATCAGCCTGGGAGAAAAAACTGTCGTAATCTATGAGCAACAGATATTCGCACTTGTCGATAAACCCTTCCCACACCCTGGTATGCACCTGGTCCCAGAACACGCCCGTGCCCATTGTGGGGCGGATGTTGAGCGGCATGAGAGCCTGCACCCAGGCGAAGGTGTTGGCCGTAAACGACAGCCTAGGCATCGACAGGCATGCCTCGACCCGAACGTCCACCTCGCTGTTGCCAACCGTGATTTTCATGGAGTCTCCAAAAGCGAAACGGCTGGCAAGGCGTGTGCCCTGCCAGCCGTTCACTTTCGGTACTGTGTCAAGCGTCAGCCGCTGACCACGACGCCCACGCCGACCTCAGAGGCCGCCACAGGGCCAACCTCGGCCTTGCCCAGTCGCACGACCGAGCAGACCACGCTGGCCGCCTGGGGAGTCGCCTGGACCCGCAGGTAACGCCGCTTGCCCCGCATGTCCACGTTGAACCGGGCCACGTTGCTGGCACTCGACAGCGACGTGGTGGGGATCGTGAACCCGCCAGACCCACCGCCCACGAAGGAGGTGATATTGGCGTAGTTCGAAGAAACGTCCGTGTCGCTCTGCTGCAGGACCAGGGCCCGGGCCATCGCGTCGGTCGAGGCCGCATTGGCCTCGAGCACAACGTCCACACTGGCGTAGTCGTAACCCAGCGTGTCGATGACGTGGGCAAACGTCGCGTTGGTTGCCGTGTCGGCAGTGCCAAGGCTGGCAACGGTCTTGGTGCTCTCGAGGTGGTTCATGTCTTCAGGTTCTCCTAGAGGGTCAGATATCAGGTGTTGCCGACAAGAGCCACCATCGGGCCGGCCTCAGTGGCCGAGCCGACCGAGTGCCAGACCATGTCCGCGCGGGCCACCCCGATGTAAAGGGTCTGGTCCAGCTCGACATACCGCTCGGTGCTGATCTTCGTGGCGAAGGCCGACCGGATGCCGTACATGCCGGCCAGGCTGGCGTCGCCGAACAGGACCGAAACCTTCTCGTCGAGGTTGCCCGACCGCGGAAGGACGTTCGAGATGGTCACAGGGTAGCCAAGAAAGCTGAACCCGGTGCCGTTCTCAAAGCTCGGCCGGCCAAGGGCACCAAGGTCGAGCCGCTGCATCGAGTTGGCGAAACCGGCGCTGGAGATGTACCAGCGGGGGCTCGTCACGTAGGTCGGAAGCAGGGCCACGACCGAGAGGAAGTCGTTGACCGTGAACTCGTCAAACGCATCGCGAGCCGAGGCCGGCTTGTGGAACGAGCCAGCCGCCGTCAGGATCTTGTTGGCGATGCCGTAAACGCCGCCGTAGGTGTTGGTGCCGTCACCGTTCACTGCCGCCTGGTCCAGCTTCTCGCCGATGGCCGTGGCGAACTCAGCGATCACCCA